TTACTCTTCCAATTATTGGTATAGTTGCAGGTGTTGTTGCACTTATTGCAGGATTTAAACAGCTCTATGATACTGGTTGGTCATTTAGCACAGCACTTGATGCAGTCGGAGATAATTTAAAACGATTCTTTCTATTGTTGCAAGACGGATTTTTAGCAGTACTTGATAAAATTACATTTGGTGATGCAAATAAAGCAGTTAAACTTAAACAACAAGAAGTAGCAGCTGAACGACAAGCATTAGACGAAAAAGAAAAAGTTAGAGATGCAGAAAGAAAAGGGGTAGCTAACGAACGAAGCAGTGAAACAAAGAAAGAAGCCAGAGAGCAAAAGAAAACTGAAATAGATAAAAAACTTATTGGACTAAAAGATAGTCATACTAAGAAAATTGGTGTTGAAAACGATAAAGCCGAGGCAGCACAAGCAAAGACTAATTTTAATACAAACAATAGTTTAGACTTGTTGAAATCTGAAGTAGCAATTGCCGGAGGACCAAAATCAGGCGGTATGTCTACAGCTGAAGCCGGAAAGAAAGATATTGAAAATAAAAAAGAAGCTGAAGTTAAAGCTAAAGCAGACAAAGCAGAGATGAAGAACTCAGGAGGCGCTGCTACTGCTGCGGCACCTACTCAAGAATCAGCAGAATCATTACTTGCTAGCTTAAATACTAAGTTGGAGCAGTTAATAAAAGTAAATATGAACATGAAAGATGTTCAAGATAGACAGCTTACAGTGCAGCAAGGATTGAGCGGTGACTTATTTGCCAGCGTCTAATAATAGGATAATATAATGAGTTGGAAAAAATACTTCACCCCAGTAGACACATCGAATCAATCAGGATCAATGAGTCCATTGGGCGGCCAAGGGAGACCCGGGCCAGCTCGTACTAATTACTCAAGCTACTTGCCAGATGTATACGCAGGTAGTCCGAACCGTATTGAAAAGTATATTCAATACGACACAATGGATATGGACAGTGAAGTTAACGCTGCACTAGATATCCTTGCTGAATTTTGTACACAGCGCGATAAAGAAAACGAAACACCGTTTAGTACACACTTCCGCGGCAAGCCGACTAGCACTGAAGTTAAACTAATTAAAGACAGCCTGCAGAAGTGGGTCAAGCAACAACAATTTGAAACACGTATATTCCGCATTGTGCGTAATGCATTCAAATACGGCGACTGTTTCTTTGTACGTGATCCTGAAACTAAAAAATGGCTATTTGTTGATGCTGCCAAAGTAAGCAAAATTATTGTAAACGAAAGCGAAGGTAAAGTTCCTGAGCAGTATGTTATTAAAGATATGAACTTCAACTTTGCAAATCTAGTTGCGGTTACTCCACACGGAACATCTAACACTAGCCCTAGCGGTACAAGCTCTTACACCACAGGTGGCGGATTTGGACGCGGTATGGTTGGTGATATGGGACAGTCTCCTGGTACACGTTTTCAAAATGCTTCAAACGAATTTTGCGTTGATGCAAAAGATGTTGTGCATATTTCATTAAGTGAAGGACTAGATAGAAACTATCCTTTCGGCAATAGCTTGCTAGAATCAGTATTCAAAGTTTACAAGCAAAAAGAATTGCTGGAAGATGCAATTATTATCTATCGTATTCAACGTGCGCCTGAACGTAGGATTTTCTATGTTGACGTGGGTAATATGCCAGCACACATGGCCATGAGCTTTGTTGAACGTGTTAAAAACGAAATACAGCAGCGCCGCATTCCTAGTGCTAGTGGCGGCGGTTCAAACATTGTTGACTCAAGTTATAATCCATTAAGCACTAACGAAGATTATTTCTTTCCGCAGACAGCAGAAGGTCGCGGATCAAAAGTAGAAACGTTACCAGGCGGTACTAACCTAGGTGAAATTACTGACTTACGCTTCTTTACTAACAAGTTATTCCGTGCGTTGAGAATTCCCAGTGCTTACTTGCCAACAGGTGTTGAAGAATCAAGTAACTCAGTTGCCGATGGCAAAGTTGGCACAGCATACATTCAAGAACTACGATTTAACAAGTACTGCGAACGGTTGCAGGCAATGGTTGTCGAAACATTCGACTTAGAATTTAAGTTATGGATGCAGCACCAAGGCATCAATATTGATTCAAGTTTGTTTGACTTAAGATTTAATCCTCCGCAAAACTTTGCTGCTTACCGTCAAGCAGAACTTGATACTACTCGTGTTGGAGTGTTTGCGCAGGTGCAAGAAATTCCACATATGAGCAAACGTTTTGCTATGAAACGATATCTTGGTCTTACTCAGGAAGAGATTGTAGAAAACGAAACATTATGGCGCGAAGAAAACGGCAACAAGCTAAAAGCATCCACAGATGCAGCAAGCGAGATGCGATCAGCAGGTATTACTCCAAGCGGTATGTCAGCTGATTTAGGCGCCCAAGATGAAACAGCTCCTGATGATATGGCAGCAGCAGCCGAAGCAGGCGCAGCAGCCCAGGCACCTGCAGAAGAACCTCCAGCAGTATAAGACTAAATACAAGTATGCTCCTATTAGAATTTTTTTATTTCAACAACGAAAATAACGACTTTGCTAACGATCGTAGATACGATAACAGTAAAGACAGTTCAGTTGTGAAAAAAAGCGACACTCGCAAGATTCGCTTAACACTAAGACAGATAAATCAGCTTAGGTTACAATCTGAAGCGCACCAAGCAGAAGAAAATTCAGAGCAAGGGTTTATCCAACAGATGTATGGTATCCCAGTTGAAGCAGCAGCCGAATAATACTCCAGCATTTGTACTAGGAAATGGAACCAGCAGACTATCTGTTGATCCTAAATCTCTGCTACCTAAAGGTATTGTTTACGGATGTAATGCCCAGTATAGAGAATATGAACCACACGTTTTAATTGCAGTAGATGTTAAAATGGTTAATGAGATTATTGAGTCTGGCTATCATAAGACACACCAGGTATGGACTAATCCTAATAAAGGTATTAGCTCTAAAGCAGGTATAAATTTCTTTACACCTCATAAAGGTTGGTCAAGTGGTCCAACAGCACTATGGCATGCTGCAAGTCAAGGCCATAAAGAAGTTTACATTTTAGGGTTTGACTATCAAGGTATTGCTGGAAAGTTTAACAATGTGTATGCAGATACATTTAACTACAAAAAATCAACAGACGCAGCAACTTTTCATGGAAACTGGTTAAGTCAGACGGAAAAAGTTATTAAAGAGTTTAAAGGTATTAAATTTTATAGAGTTATACCGACAACTGCTTTTATTCCAGATAAACTTGGAAATCAGCTAGGTAATCTTAGCCATATAAGTTTTAGTCAATTTGAACAAAAATTTCCAGAAACTGCATATTCAGATCAAACGAATCAAAAAACTATCATTTAACGCCGGTTTTAAATCTACGCATTAAATATACTACAGCCTAACAATCTTGAAGGAGAACATAACATGGCAGACAAAAATATTTTAGAACAGATGCTAGCGCATCTAGTTAACGAAGACCAAGCTAAAGCAGAAGAACTATTCCACGAATACGTAGTTGCTGCTTCACGTGAAATTTACGAAAATCTAATCGATTCCGAAATTTCTGAAGAAGAAGAAGAAGACGAAGACGAAGAAGAAATGGACGAAGCAGCTGAAGATGAAGATGCTGAAGAAGACAAGATGGATGAAAACTTCGAAGATATCGCATATGAAGGCGATCACGAAATGGGCGGCGACGCAACTGACGATCTAGAAAGTGATTTAGATATGGACATGGGTCCAGAAGAAGATGACGAAGAAAAGTCCGAAGAAGAATTATTCCAAGATCTAGACAGTATTGTAGATGAACTACAAGCTAAGTTTGATGCATTGAAAGGTGGCGACATGGCTGACGACAGCGACGACATGGGCGACGAAATGGAAATGAAAGATGACTTTGATCTAGAAACAGTGCGTGAATATGTTGAGAAAGTTCCAGCAGGTCACGGCGCAGAAAAGAAAGGTCAATCCGAAAAAGCTGACGGCGGCAAGTCCCCAGTAGCTGGTAAGAATGATATGGGTGGTACAACTGCTAACATCCTAAGCGGCCGTAACGGTAGCGAAGGTTCAGAGACAGGTGCATTAAAAGGCAACGGTCTGTTAAAAGGTAATCCAAAAGAACAAAATACAGGTAACATCAATGTCCCAGGCGGAAAAGCAGGTAGTGCTTTCTCCAAGAAAGAGTCAGGTCATGGTGCTGAGAAAAAGGGCGCAGCGGAAGGTTCCACTGATGGCCAAAGTCTTTTCCGTGGTCGTAGATAATAGGACCGAATGGTGAAAAAATTTACTCTAGCAGAACATTTAAGTTACGATCAGGCTAAGATTGTTCTTGAGAGCGAAGAAGATGGTAACGGCGGTAAGTCGTTACATCTCAACGGGATTTGCATCCAAGGTGATATCCGCAATGCAAATCAACGTGTTTATTCTTCTCAAGAGATTGGCAGGGCTGTCAAAACGCTCAACGAACAGATCTCTGGTGGTTACTCTGTGCTAGGTGAAGTTGATCATCCTCAGGATTTAAAAATTAATCTAGATCGTGTTAGTCATATGATTACCAAGATGTGGATGGATGGTCCTAACGGCTACGGAAAACTAAAAATCTTGCCAACACCAATGGGTAAATTAATTGAATCCATGTTGACGGCAGGAGTTAAGTTGGGTGTAAGTTCAAGAGGATCCGGCGAAGTAGACGGTGGCGGCAATGTCCAGGGATTTGAAATTATCAC